GCTGCATAAAATTGAAAAAACTTTTATGTATTTTATAAACCTCAACTACAAACGTAAAACCAATTAAAATGAACATATTTATCCTGTCGCTAATTCAAAAAGAAATCGCGGAGGCCATGATGGATAAACACGTAAGCAAAATACTGCTAGAAGCCGTGCAAATGTTGTGTACGGCGAAACGGGTCCTAGATCCCGACGATGACACAAATAGTATATTGTATAGACAAGCGCATCTAAACCATCCAGTCACGATATGGTGTAGAACATCAAAAGACAACTTTGTCTGGGTATTGGATTTGATTGAAGAATTACACAAAGAATGGAGATATCGCTACGGTCATTCAGATACAAAATACCATAAATCTTATCTCGTTGCACTGCATCTCCGAGAACATATACCAAGTGACGACAAGTTCGCCGATGTAGGATTAACTCCATTCGCATTAGCAATGCCAGATAAATACAAGACAACTGACGCAGTTCTCTCATACAGAAATTATTATATGTCAGAAGAAAAACAAAAAATCGCAACTTGGAACAAAAAAAGAGAAAAACCCGATTGGTATCAACGATCCACTTCCGAATAAACAAGTTTATCGCGTTACATATTTGTATTATACTGTTTTTTATTTTGTTATTGAGAACCTTGGATTACGATCAAATAAAATATACCCATTTTGTATACAAAATGGAGAAACCCTCGGTCAAACTGCCGATATCCGCGACCCAAGAATTTTTAGCCCAGTACGATAGGGCGAGTTCGTATTATTACCCTTATAAAGTATCACAGGTGGAACTGGATAAATTAAGAGAGATTTATGAAAGATATCAAGGTTATGCGGGCTATGAAGGTGGTATTGATAAAAAAGAACTTATGCGAAATCGTTATCATCACTTGCATCTTTTTTTATTAGACCATATGCCCGACATCTATAAGGACATCAATTCTTCGCTATATGGTGGACGAAAACATAAACGTTCGTCTTCTCAACGCAAAAATAAAACTTCAAAGCGGACATATAGCAAGCGAAAAACGATGAAATCAAAGCGCGCGCATAAAAAATAACTATGTAGGTTGCTTTTTAATACCAAAATCATAAAATAGGTATTTTATGATTTTTAGGTTAATTCGTCGTAATATTGGACAAAATATTCAACAAAAAATGTTTAGATAATATATAAATGAGTGTAGAAGATTTGGACTTTGCAAATTACATCAACGATCAGGCGGTGGATATACGAACCGTAGAAGCGGGGAAACGATATTTTATGATAAACGATGTTACAAACCCGTCTGCCGAGCAATCTGGAATTGTTTTAACCGTAACTGACGGTTCTGCATATGCAACTGGCGATGCGTTAGTAGTTAAATATGAAAAAACGAATAAAATCGTTGATTTATTTTCAGGCGGTGGTGACATTACCGACCCCAATACTGAATCAAGCACCCATCAAAAATTGTACAATATAAAGCACATTATGCCTGGATCTGGATTAAAACGTAAACCGCGTCGTAGCCAAAAGAATAAATCCAAGTCTAAATCCAAGCCTAAATCCAAGAAGGGCGGGTCTAGAAAGAACCGTAAGAGCGGTCGTCGTTAAATGATTTATTTTTACTATATTGAGAACCTTACGTTAAAAACATCAAAATAAACCCAATTTTGATGTTTTTTAAAATGGCATTAAATACCCAATTTATTACGATAGCTAATTCCATAATCGTATAATAGTTCCTCGCCTGGCTCAATATCACGCGCCGCAAAGAAAAATATATACCCGTCAATATCTATTTGGCTCCCATCCGTTTTGACGTAAACGCTTCCGCCAGTTGCATCTCTGTGTCTTGCCACGATAACATTATCTGTACCAATTGCCGCACAATTAATGAAACGTGTGTAATTTGATGTTTCAATATTCGCCGCATCTATTGAAAATGTTTTTATTCGGTTCTTGCTAGTAAATATGTAATCAGACTTAGACAAGGTGCTTATGTCGTCGTATATTTTACCCATATAATTGCCTAGAAATGTCCCCTTATTTATCCGAGTATTTGCAAATATACCCAGCCCCGCATTCGGTATTTTACTATATCCAATATTTACAAAGGAAGGAATATATTTGGGAACATCTACAACGCCAATGTTTACTGGTTCCACATTATCTGGGTCCATCGACTTCTATACATTCCGATAAAATATTATTATTTCGGATTTTACGCATAATATGGGACAAATATATATGTAATCAATATATATACACATATGGCAAGTTTTAATGCCAGTCTGAATACAGAGAAATCAGTAGGAAATTCATTAATTCGGACTCAATCTAATACAGTTAGTAATCAAGGACAAGAGGGAACTTGTTATGCACACACTGTGGCAAGAATATTTTCAAGATTAATTAAAGTAAATTTTTCACATTTGTTTAGTGTAACGAATGAGGAGTGTAATATCTATTATAGCAAGAAAGATTGTGACAATAATATTTTTAGTTGTTTTGAGAAGGAACCTAAATGTGGCGTCGACCTAGACGATGATGGGATGCCAACCGAGAATATTTCGGCATTGCTATATGTGTATCTTTATAAACTAGTAAGAAACGAGCACGGATGTCACGGTAAGCATGTACACGAATCATTAAAACTATTAATAGATTTTTTTAAAGATCCAGCGAAAATATTAAACAACGATATAATATCTACGGTATTATTACATGGTGATACCGCATATAATATTGATTCGTCTCCCAAACGAGCTTATTTGTATAAACTAATTGATCGTCTTCTTAATATAATTATGGTTATAAAACAAAGAGTAGCTAACGACGAAATTATTTTGAGAAGGTCGCTTCCTATATGTACTACACGTATATGTCCTCTACCCACTGATTACTATCCTGAGGTATTCAATGCAATGAATATCACTGGGTATTATGCTGGGCTGACATTACTAGGAGTAACCGATTCGCGTGGTCGCAATCTAGCCCACGCTGTAACATTATCTGGGTTTGGGTTTGATGCCGACAATGATTCACCACAGTTAATTATAAAGAATTCCTGGGGCGCTATTCGAGATTGGAGCAATGTTATAAAGGATAATAAAGTAACATTATTTGACCTACCTGATCAGGTACGTTTATTTATCACATATGTTTATTTTAAGTCCGATGAAGAACGTATCCGTGCCACGTTAAGTACAGCCCAGAGGGCCGCGGCAGACGCGGAAACAACAAGGAAGTACAGCCGAATAACGACAGACGATGGAGACGGGAAGAAAGCTGATAAAGACATGAAGAAAGCGACAGACTGGATACTACCGCAGATACAAGATCGAGATATTGCCAAAAATATTGAACTTCTGCGCAATCTAGTCGCCTCCCGTGATACATATATTAAGGCGGCAGCGTTTGGATTGTTAGCGGATCTAGCCGAAACCCCTGCGAATATCGATAATATGGCTAAATACATGGAGGTGCTTGTTGGCGGGTTGCAATGTAAGGAGCTTATACTCGGTTCGTGTCACGACGGCATTATCCTAGCGAGAGCCCGAGAGAATGCGGCAAGGGCGTTGTGGAACGTTGTGTCGCTCGGCAACAATGCCGATGATCCTGTTACTTTGGCGCCACAATTTGTTATTGAGAGAATGGTCCAATCGCATGCAATTGAAGAATTAGTCATCGCACTTGATACTGGCGGCCCAAAAATACAGGAGTATGCTCTTCGAGCATTGGCCGCAATAACAACTAGCAAAATGGCCAGTAATGTTATTCTTCGTATAAAGAAAGCCATTACCACAATATTTGGACACGTGGGCCCGAATAGAAATATAGAGATCCAATTGAATGCGATAAAAGTGATCCTTGGGTTGGTGAAACACGAGGAGTATCGGTTCGCGATTGCTGCGGTAGGAATTGTTGATGTACTAAACGAGCTAGCGGCGTCCAGTAATGAGGAAATTAAGCAGATTGCGACTGAAACCTTGGTGCTTCTGGAACCCTATAATAACCCCGAGAGGTTAAAATCTCAAGCTAGCACTATGGCCGACCATCTGTTTATTGAGACGTTTGAATACGATATTCCAAAGGCTCACGCCATTATGTATGATATACTATCAGAAAAACCGAACCTTATTATTAATGAAGGTACAATGCGGTATATTGTCTATAAAGTGAACGGCGCCAGAGTTAAAGCGCCAGCAATGAAAGTGTTGGTGGATAAAATGCGCAGCGATGATTTCGCAATTGAACTATTATCTAATGGAGTATCCGCAGCTATGCTTATCACGCTAGCACATAACTGTGCGCGGAGTCCTCGAGATCCAAATTCTAATCGAGTATTGGTACCTGCGGTTACCGCACTGAGTAAGATGAGACCGTATGGGCGTGGCGCTCACCCGATTTTTATTGAAGAGAATGACATTATACGGTTCATTGAACTGGTGATGACAGAACCGTTCATCAATGCGACTGGAGAAAGCATTGACATTCGACCTATGGCAATAGCCGCATTGAAACACTTTTTGGTCGAAGAAGACTATAGAGACCAGTATAGACCGAATACGAACAAATTTATTGAGTTTATCACGACTGCAACCAAAAAACTCGTCAATATATTGGCGTCTGGTGAAATAACTGATGCAAAAAGGCTGATGGCAGTAGATACGTTGTATAATATGGTTGGACCTAAAACTACTACTGGTGACAATCCTTATAATATTATTATTCCGTTGGCTATTGCAAATACTGAAAAATGCATTCTGACTCTAATCCGCCTATTAGCATCTGTAAATGAGGAGGTAAAGTTGTCGGCGGTTAAGCTGTTATGGCGTCTGGCACTCGCAAATTATATAGCTTTGGCAGACGCAGGGGCACTCGCGAATTATAAAGCTTTTGCAGACGCGTGGGAACTCTCAAAATATAAAGCTTTTGCAGACGAAGGGACAATCCGCGCATTAACCGATGCACTGAGAGCAGGCCAACATAATTTCAAGTCGTGGGCGGCAGGTGTGTTGGGGATAATAACCGATACAGACGATAATATTCGGAAATTAGTTAATGACTCAGGAGCCATTCCTTTGCTAATTGCAATTGCGAGTTCCCACGATCAGACTGGCAATGATTACAATACATTTGCAAACGGCGCACTACGGAGTCTGGCAGAAAATGTTGATTTTGCGACTGCTATTCGTAACGCGGGTTATACTATTACTATTAATGGTGGCGGAAAAACAAGAAAACACCAGACTCACAACCAGAACAAGACGAACAAAAAGAATAAGCCAAACAAGACGAACAAAAAAACTCTGCCGAGCAAAACTCGCGCGTCAAGAAAGAACCGTAATGGCGGTCGTCGTTAATTAGCTGTCCAAATCTTTATGTGGAACATTTTTATAACCTATATAAAAATGTAACGATTTATTATACATATGGAACCCGTTATCATGATTTCTGATGCAAATATCAAACAGCATTTCTGGCGAGAACGACAACTAGATATTTTTTATCGCACTGGCCGACCCATTTATAATATTGACTGTAATAATCAATTCTTGCGTTCGCATAACAATCCAAACGGTTATACAGATGCAAACCGCGATTTTTGGCGACCTGTATTTCGCACGTTTCGCATAAAACAATAAGATTTTGTTTTATTACATCTGGATTTCACGTTCACTTAGCGGCGATGTTTTCCTAGACTTGCGAGATCTAACATCTCGCACAATTGACACTAACATATCTATTACAATTCCTACGACAACAATACCGACAATACACACGACAAATAATAGTGGGAATGGCATAATAGGTGGTTCGTTAATGTAATTGGCGTTTATTCTTTACATTGTTGTTGAAGTTTGTTTATACAGATTATTATGATGTGGGCAAATATGTTACATTGGCCCACGTTGGGGAGCCTTTTTAATATACTACTCTATTCACTCTCTATAAAAGTCCAGAAAAGAAATGGCATCGCTCGGTAAAAATGGACAAAAATAAATGTCCATTTTTCAAAAGTGCCAGGGAAATCTTGCAAAAGACCTATTTGAAAAACACGTTGTGAGCATAATGCTGCAAATTACGTTTTTTGATGAAAAACTTGACTGCATACTTTTTTAAGTGTTTTATGCGGAAAAGGGTTTAGGGGTAATATCTTGTTCTATATATATGAACGACATTCGAACCGAGTTAACCCAAAAACCCCCAATCGTTTATAGTTGTATAAAATGCAACTTTGATACACGTAACAAAAAAGATTATAATCGTCATTTGACCACTGCAAAACATAAGAAGGTTGACGGTTTGAACGATGTTGAACAAGATTCTCCCCAACCCATCGCTTGCTCAATTTGTCAAAAGGAATACGTTTCTAGAAGTGGTATGTGGTATCACCAAAAGAAATGCAAAGGTCCAGTCCCAGAAGCGACCGACCACCCACAGACCACTTTGTCCGCCTCCGAGACCCTTGATACCCCACAGCCCACCTTTCCAAAACCCGAAGAAATGATGGCATTGATGTTTGAGTTTATGCGCGACAAATTGCCCGATAAGTCTGACCAATCGCACCTCATTTTAGAACTAGTGAAACAGAACTCGGAGTTCAAAGACTTGTTAATAGAGCAAAACAAACAGATGATGGAGCTCGCAAATAAAGCAGGTAACAATAACTGCAACAATACTACCAACAACAAGTTCAATCTCAATGTGTTCTTGAACGAAACGTGCAAAGATGCCATTACAATGGACGATTTCATCAATTCCATTCAAGTCACACGAGAAGATTTCATACATACTGGCGAATTCGGCTTCATAGAAGGCATATCAACTACCCTAATGAAAAACTTCCGTAATATGGACCTGCATACACGACCGTTGCATTGCACGGACCTGAAACGCGAAACCGTTTACATCAAGAACGCCGACAAATGGGAAAAGGATGACGCAGATAAAACCCACTTACGCAAGGCGGTGCGTGGTGTCGCCAAGAAGAATATGAAGGAAATGTGGAGATGGTACAACGATAGCAAACCAGAAGTTGAACAGATTGGCACGGATGTGTGTGAAAAATACTTCGCGTATCACAAGGCGTCGTTGGGAGGGTATGGCAAGGAAGAAGACCTCAAATTTGAAGATAAAATCATCAAGAATGTTCTCAAAGACAACCAAATCGATAAGAATATTATATGCGTTTAATGGAGAACCCACAATAACATTAACAATATACGTATAAAAGTAAACACGTATATTATTATAAATGAAAGAACTACAATATATTTGCGAAAAGCACGCAAATTTACGAACGCAATTGCAGTTATCACCACCAAAATATAACTGTAAACAATGTAAGAATAAACTAGTACACGGATACACCAATCCAAACCACGGATCGAATCCGTTCGGGTATCTTTATTTAGTGCCAAATCTATGTACAGAGTGTTCAGTCAACACACAAACTTGTATGTGGTGTGACTAATACACAACTAACAGCTAAAAATCATCTAAGTATCAGAAATTAGATGATTTTTACACCTTTTCACATTTCAAATGCCGATTATTATATATTTGTTTTATTATTTCATCAACCACTTTTTCACCATAACTTTCAATGATTTTTACCATTTTTTGTATTTCTGTTTCAGCATTATTTACT